TTATATTAAAAGCATTTAAAATATCTAATTATATAAATATATCATAAGAGTGATTATTTCTAATATATATACATCCGATTGCTGAATTCATATACAAGTTATATAATAATATTTTTAATTTAATAATAAATAAATTTTTATTATATCAAGGACACGATGAAAAAGGTTTATATATTACTCATAATGAAATTAACATATGACAACAAATATATTTCCTAAATATTTGTGTCATTATAAATATATTTTATCATTAATTACACGACAATAATATGAATTATGTGTATCTGATTCAAATATAATATTAAATATTTTTTTGTTACAATAAATTAATATATTATTAGTCGCATTTCGTTAAATCGCTAATTTCTTGTTTGGATAATTTTTTATATTTAATTCCAAGTGTAATTAAATAAGGTTCAATAAGAGTAATAATTTTTTTATTATAAAAATCAACACCACCGCCACGATTAATATTTAATTCACGAAACTTATATTGTAATAAGCGTTCTATAATTGTATTTTGTTTAATTGGAACTTCAAATACTGTTTCAAAACATCCTCTTTTAACATCACGAGATGTATATTGCAAATCTTTGTCATGAATATTTTGTGATTTACCCATTTTACAAGCATCATGAACATCATATGATGGATTGGTTCTAATATATATATATCTGATTGCTAACGTCATACAAGTTATAATAATGTCTTTAATTTAAAAATAAATCAATTTTTTATATCGTCATCAATATCAGATAAAATTGGGTACACAATAGGGATATCATTTGTTATAAATATTAACTTATTTTTATTATTTGAATGTATTAATTTTACAATAGAGTTATATAATTTGAAAAAATTGAATAAATATTATTTAGTATTAATAGTTAATCAATATTATAATGTCTGTGTAAATTTGAAAATTGTGAAAAAAGATCAAGTTATAATTACGAAGGTGAAAAAACACCTTTATATTGTTCAATTCATAAAAAAGAAAATATGATAAATGTCAATCATAAAACATGTATTGAACCTTGTTGTAAAAAAAGACCAACATTTAATTATGAAGATCAAAATAAACCAATATATTGTTCATCACATAAAAAAGAAAATATGATTGATATTGCTAATAATGCATGTATTGAATCTAATTGTAAAACACATCCAAGATTTAATTATGAAGGTCAAAATAAACCAATATATTGTTCTCAACATAAAAAAGAAAATATGATTAATATATTGGATAAACTATGTATTGAACCTAATTGTAAAACACAACCATGTTTTAATTACAAAGGATGTAAAGAAAAATTATATTGTTCAAAACATAAAAAAGAAGATATGATTAATGTTAAGGATAAAGTTTGTATTGAAACCAATTGTAAAACCCTGTTATGTTTTAATTATGAAGGATGTAAAGAAAAATTATATTGTTCAATACATAAAAAAGAAAAAATGATTAATATTAAATTATGTAAAACTAAAATAAAGTAGTTAAATATATATCAAATACATTTAAACAATATACGTGGTATGTGATAAAAAAATATATAACGGATGTTATAAAAAACGACCTGATTTATTATTATACAAGTTGATGAAAATTAACACCAAAGTTATGATTGTGGTTGTGATAATAAAAGATTAATGAAAATATCTAAATATTTAGGATATAGACCCGTTATTTTTATATAACTACTAAAAAAATAGTTGTTGGTCAATTAATAAAAATGGTATTATGTGTGTTAAAAAAGAATCTATTAAAGAATGGAATGAAAGATTAAATTTACTTAAAATTCAAGTTGAATATTGGATTAATCCAGAAAATAAAATAAATAAAACATTAGAAGTTATTCAATTATTTTTTGATAATTTTAAATAGTGTTTTATGGTATATTGAAAAATTGAAAAAATATAATTATTAATTTAAATATAATACTAATATTATGGATTCCAGATATGACTATATATATGTAAAAAACCACAAATCTCTTGAAAATTTTAATAAAAACAAAGTTGTTAAACCATTAACTTTTATACAAAAAGATAGTTTCTACAGAAAAATAATATTAGATGAATCTATGAGCCTGTATAAAATACAGAAATATACAACAAATAATTTTAAACAAAAAATTGAATTACAATTAAACGATTTTAATATATATGACGATGATGAAATGGGTATTTATTTAATTGAAACAATAATTGACATGAGCGATTATTTCAAATCACATTATGGTCCAGGTCCAAGTCAATCAAAACATTTTGATTTACTTCACAAAAGAGAAAAAACAACAATAACCGAAATTTATATAAATAAAAATATAAAAAATAATCCTATGTATCAAATATATTTTGAAGCAGTTACTAGTAAAAATAACAGTATTAAATTAGATTTGGTCGCAGATGAATTTCGAACATATGCATTATGTTTCGCAGCTGTTAAAAATGATGGTAATAATATACATTTAGTTTGTAAAACATTTCAAACATATGAATTATGTTTAGAAGCAGTTAAAAATAATGGCAACACTTTACGTTATGTAAAAGAAATATTAAATAAAATAGATATTAATAATTCAAATTATTATGATGTATTTTAAATCATATAAAATTTTTTATTTAAATAAATATTAACGTAGTTTTTTAAAATGTTTTTCATCTAAAATATTTTCAAAATGAAAATAATCACAATTTCCATTTTTAATACATGTTACATGCAGCACGACTCTCTTAAATATAACATAATATTTTGGAATAGGAATAGTAATATCTATTTTATTTAATGTATTATTTATGAATTTAATTAATATTTTTTTACTTTTATTTATTATATCAGTATTACCACTATTTTGATATTCTATAATTATTTTAAATATTTCTTCGTCATTAATTTTATCAATTATATTATCAATTATATCTAGTGAATCATTTAAATATTTAGGTTGCATTGATAGTGTTAAAATGTCATCTAATAAATTACTTAATGATACTTCATTTTCTAGTTGTGTATTAATCTCATTTATAAAAGGTTGTTTTTTATTAGTTTATTTCCATTGAAAAAATTTTCTATTACATATCTATATATTTTTTGAAATAAAAATTCACGAATATAGAATGCATCTTTATTTTCTATTTTGAATAAATCTAAATCAATAATATTATTATAAATATAATCAAAATTAATTTTAAATTTATCCATAATTTTAATTTCAATTAATGATAAAAACTTTTCATTTAATTCTTCAATTTTATTAATATTTGTTTGGTAATTTTCTAATTTTAATTCTAATTTTTCTATTTTATTTTTATATTTTAATTCTAATTTATCTATTTTATTTTTATATATTAATTCTAATTTTTCTATTTTCTTTTTTAATTCTAATTTTTCTATTTTAGTTATTAATTCTAATTTTTCTATTTTATTTTTTAATTCTAATTTTAATTCTAATTTTTTTTTTGACAATTATTTTTTTCTTTTTGACAATCATTTTTTTCTTTTTGATAATCCTTATCAATAAATCCTTTGAAAGTTTTCATTTTTTCATTTCTTAAATAATTAATAAATTCATCATAAGTTAATTTAAATTTTTTATGACCTTTAAATGATCCTTCACTGAAACAAGAATAAATAATTGATATTGTATTATTATATTTTTTATTATTAAGTATAAATGATTTATATACTTTGTAAAAACCACTTGTATTCCCCATGTATTCAGCACTACCAACGGTATCTTTACTATATTTTACTTGGATTAATACTTTTTCATCATAACGTAATGTATAGTCAATATCTTCTAGTCCTTCTAATTTAATAGTAGTTACTCCATCTTTTAATAAACAAATTAAACTTTTGTGCAATTGGTGTATATATCCTTTCATACTATCTGTTGCATTTCTAGGATTTTCATCATCATCCTCATTATCCTCATCATCATCATTATCATCATCATTATCGCTCATTATTTAAATATATAAAATGTATATTTAAATAATAAATAAATCAATTTTTTATTCAAGCGATATATCGATAAAATAATTTTAAACAACTGATACCTTTTTATTTTATTAACTTTACCATTTGGTATAACTACAGAATAATTTTTCTAAAGTATCATCATCAATACAATATACTTTATTATCTTGTAAAATATATTGTTTATCTTTGTGTTCAATAATTTTATATTTTTTAGGTTTGTCATTTTTTAGAATTATATTTTTAATCATTATCTGATTCTTCACCATAATTATTATAATTAACTCATCATTCAACAAAAGAAGATAGAAAAAAATTTAAGTATTATTGTAATAAATGTGATTTTGGAACATACGTAGAAATATTATTTACATGATATTGTGAAACAATGACACACAATGATTTTACTCCATCCCAATTATCGTAAAATCTTTTACATTTTTTTCTCTCAAACTTCTACAATATTTTATAATTCCATCTGGCAATATTCTTATAGATATTGCGTATTTTTCAATTTGGATTACGACGTGTTCGTTAAATGGTTCTATTCCCATTAGTTCATATCTTTTACAAACATAAGCAAAACATTTTAGACATTGATGTTTGTCATTTTTACTAATTTTATTATTTCTAATTAAATCCTCAATATTATTTATATTAAAATTATCAATCACATTTTTTTCATTGCTTGTAAAATTATTTTCACAATCAACAATTATATCACTACATATTGAAATATCGGTTTTATTTGTTTCACAAACAATCATTTCAGTAGTATCTGGAAAATTGGGGGCAAATATTGATACTTGTTCAGTTATAAATTTGTATTTGTTATTTTGTATTGCTTTATTAGCATCATCAATTAAACATTTCTCGCATTTTTCACATCTTATACAATTTATTATTAATGGTTCATTATTTGTATTAACCAATGTTAATAATGAATTCGCATCAATTTCAACCCAAGGTTCAGGTCTATCTCCGCTACAAGTTTTATGTGTATTACATATTTCATATATACCCTTTATTTCACCATTAAAGGTATGTGCTACATCCGCAATTCTTAATTCATCTTCATAATTAAACCGATGTTCTAATGTGATAATTGAACTTTCAGTTATTTCAGGAATGTTAATTTCATTAGTTATTTTACACGATACACATTGTCTTACGAATTGAATATTTGTTTTGTTTTCTAAAAGAGTTTTCAATAACATTTTTGCATCTTTGTGGATTTGACTTTCAGTAGGTTTGTTGTAATGATGACAAGGATTAATACTATTTACTTTATGACGAAAATGATGAATTCTTATTTCACATTGCACTAAAATTAATTCCTTATTACATTCGAGACAAATATATTCATCTTTATTATTTGCTATTTTAGGATAAACATATTCACCAGAAAGTTTATTGATTGCTCCGAGAGATAATAATTGTGTCATTGTTGTATAAGTTATATCTGTTTCATGTATTTTTAATTTCATTTTTATTTAGTTAAAGATAAAACACAATAAGATGTTTGTAAAAATATTCAAATGTTCTCCAAAAAGTTTAATGCGTTGGTAGAAAGATATAAAAAAGATGGAAATGTAGATATTAATGAAGGATGGAATATAATTACAAAAAATAAAACTGAATGTAGTATTGTAAAATATTTTGACCATCTTATGAAACCTGATATTACAAATGATATTTCACAAAAAAAATTAAAAAAAGTCAATGTCCAATATAAATTAAAATTGATTCATTTGCTCCAACAATGAGAGCTGAACATCATGAAAATAGTAAGATAAATATAAATGAAAAAATTATGATTGATATATATGATTAACAGTTAGAGACATTCTCCAGATTATGTGTTTAGTAAAAAAAATATGGTCGCATATAAGTATATAGGAAATGATGTTCCGCATTTATTGGGTTATTTAATTGTCAATAAAGTCAATGAATTATGTGCAAGTCATTTTGCTTAAATATTTGTATTTTCAACTTGTAACGAAAGCTTGTCTATTAGGTATTCCACATGTAATTTATATTTCGCTATACTCATGATATTTTATTTTCATTTCATCAGTTTAATAATAAGTTTATTATTATTTCATTTTCTACAAAGTATAAATTGTATCTTGTATATTATTATTATTAAATAAAATAAATTAATCACAAGCATTTAAATTAAATTACAGATACTTTATTTTGTTTAATCTTTTTAACTTTTCCATCAATATAACTACCAAATATTTTTCCTTTAGTATCATCTTCATTAATCTTATATAGTTTATCACCTTCTAAAATATATAATTTATCTTTATACTCGACTGTATCATACTCTTCTTCATCATCTTCTTCGTCATCAACTTCGTCAACTTCTTCATCATCTTCTTCATCAACTTCTTTGTCAACTTCTTCATCATCTTCTTCATCAACTTCTTCTTCGTCAACTTCTTCTTCATCAACTTCTTCTTCTTCATCTAATTCATCAACTTCGTTATTCTCATCAGATGATTCATTATTTGACTTTATAATTTGTTGTTGAGGAATAGCTTCTTGACTTAGTTCTTGAATAAAATTATTATATAATTCTTCTGCATTTTTAACTTCAGTTTTCAGTGTTTCTATTTGTTCGAATGTTGATTCCAAATCTTGAATTAATTGTTTGTTTTTTGGAATTTTAATTTGTAAATTAGTTAATATTTCTTTATTTAAATTACCATGAGTACCAATAGTTCCTCTCCCGTATTTTTCTAAATCCATATTTTCTAATGTATAATATAAATACATTTGATGTATATTTTTAATTTTTGAATTTAAATATACTATTGCTTGATTACAATACATTTCAACACCTGCTATTGCAAGTTTACCAATTGACATGTTGAAAGATAATAATATACTATTAATTGGTATTTTTCTATTTTTCATAGTTAATTCACCTTCTTTAGTAATATGTTTTATGGTGTCATATATAATATTATTATTTAATTCAGTGACTGAAACCCACGGGATTGTACCTTTATCCCAATAATTATGATTTTTAGTGCTGGGAGTTGTTCCCATATTTATATCACTGATATCGCCTAATTTTACTTCATCGCAATCTTCATTTTCTCCAATCTCTCTAATTCTATTTTGAACGAATGTTTCTAACTCTTTAATTTGAGTTTGTTTTTTAATTTTAGCATTATATTGTGCTGAAATTTTATCTGCCCATTCAACCATTTTTTTCTTAGATTTTGGGATCGGAATTTGTATATGTTTTTCTAAATCAGATGAAAGAATATATGGTTGTGCAGAACCTTTTCGAACTTTAAATATATCATCCTGTCTAATTTTTAACATGTAATAAATATAATCTGGAATTATTGTTTTATTTGGAATTATAGCAAAACAACTACTTACCCAAACTTTCGTATTATATTTACTTATATATCCTGCATTTCCTAAAGATGAACATAAAATTGTATTTTCAACCATATTATATTCATTATGAAAACCAATTGGACTAATACCACCTCCAATAACAGGAATATTGCCTTCTTTAAAATTATCTTTAGATAAATACTTACCTTTTTTAAATTCACATATATCAGATAACTTTTTTAGTTCATAATCTTTCCCACAAATAATTTCATTTTTATTACAATCTTTCTCATAATCTTTTCCATGTAATGAGTAATTCATATCAAAACTTGGTTTATTGTCATTATTATATTTAATATTAATATTTGATAATTGTTCAAAAGTTGCAGTACATATTTTAACTTTATTAACTTTAATAATTTGGTTAATTGGTTCTATAATATCATTTCCATATTTTTCATCATACTCTATTTTATCTACTTGGTTTTTAACAACATCTATATTCCAAAAATTAATTTCCTTAGTTTTTCCATTATTTTTAAACCGAATGATTGATGTTTTTGTTGATGTATTTTCAAATGCTGCTGAATCAATAGAATAAATGTCTGAAACATTAAAATTATTAATAAGAAAACATCTTAATTTAGAATATTTACTATCAAAGAAAACCCCTTCTTTTAATACTCCTACACATTCACCATCATTATCTAATAATTTCATTAGGAGAATTAAAGAACACGATTCTTTATCATTAAAATTTATATTTTTACTTTCAATATTATTTGTTTTATATTTAGTTTTCAGTTCATTTTGTAATTGAATTTTATATTTGGTTAAATTTTGAATTTTTACTTTATTACTTTCTGTTAAAAGTTCTTTATCGATTTTTTGAATATATTGTTTTCGTAAAATTTTATCATAATCATAAATTATATCTTTTGAATACTTTTTAATAAGATCACTACAAGTATCATAATTAACTTTGTGTTTTAAACCATTTTTTACCTCTTCTTCAATTTGAATTTTAAATATAATATTTTGCCATATTAATCTAACTAACATAATTAAATCTAATTCATTATTTCCTTCATAAAAATCTTTAGTTAGCTCTTTTACTTTAGCTTTAAATAAGCCAATATCTAATATATTATTATTTTCAATATCAATAATATCATTTTTTTTATAATTATTAGTTATTTTTTTGGTTAATTGATTAAAATCTTTTGTTTCAATACCAAGTTTACTTTTAATTTTTTCTATTTGATTTTTATTATAATATACGATGGTTTCCTTCTTAATAATTTCGGGTGTCTTATCTGTTTTGTCGCCGCCATAAGGTGGGTTGCTTATGATGTATTTATATTTTTGTTCAAATTCTCGTTTAAAACTATTACATCTAATAAATTGTGTATCTTTATCTGGGAAAAAACCAGTTAATGAATAAAATTCTACGGCTGCAATTTTAACAACATCTTCCGACATATCACAATGATGAATCTTTTTATAATTATCAAATTCATCCCATTTTATATCATATTTATTTTTAATATATTCAACATATGATAAAGTCATTCCACCTGATCCTCCAAACATATCTATCATAAGAGGAACTTCACCATCAATACATTCAGGAGATAATTCTTCCATGATAAAATTTGTTAAATATCGATCAGTAAAATATGCACCCATATCTGAAATTGCTGATTTATCACGACCAATAAAGTATTCATAAATTTTCCCCTTAATATCAAAATTTTTATCATTTTTATTAAATGGTAAATCATCCACTTTATTAAATAGTTCTTTACAAAAAGAATGCGGTAAGCCATTTGGTATTTGATGATATATAAAATGGCTAATATTTATTAAAATTTTACTTTTATCATTTTCTGAATCATCTATTTTTTCCCCTAGTTTTTCCATAATTTTTATTAAATCTTTATTTTTCTTATTTTCTAATATGTCACCAACATCGTCATAAATTTCTCTTATAAAATCCATTAAAGGATGTTTGCCTTTGTTATCGTTCAAACATATATTTCTTAATTCATTAACAGCATTATAAATAAAAGTATCAAAACCTTCATTTAAATTATCACGTAAATATTTCCAGTCACAATTTTTTGATAATCCATATTTTTCTAATTGTCCTTCCAAGATTTTTAATGAATAAAATACATTAAAAATCTTAAGTGCTGTCATATTATATCCTGCTCCAGAATTTCTAATATAATCATGAATACTGTGTACATATTCACGTAATTGTTCTTTTGTGTTAATTGTTGTATTAGGCATGTATTGTATATATATTGTTTTTATATTAATTAAATTTTAAATCAATTTTTTTTTCAATTAGTTCTTCAATTGTAGAATAATCAGAATATAATTCTTTTGGTATTAATGGTAAATTATAAATCAATTTTTTTTTCAATTAGTTCTTCAATTGTAGAATAATCAGGATATAATTCTTTTGGTATTAATGGTAAATTATATAAAATAGCTTTCCTAAAATATTCTTTTGATGTTCTTATTTTATGTAATTCTACTTTTTCTTTTAATTTTGTTTTTGATGTAGGAAATACATTTATATCAATCCCTAAAAAATCATACCAATTAATCCATAAATCTCTGTAAATATCTTTTGGTTTTAATTCCAAATTATTATCTGCTGCATATTTATAATAATCATTATCACATATTAATTGTTTATTTTTTATTCTATCTTTTAATTGTTCATACTCAATTCTATTTTTATCAATATCTGCAATTTTAATCTTTTGTTGTAAAACGGAATCGAATTTACTAACAATCTCTTCCCAATCTATTTTATTACAACTAATATTAATATTTCTTTCGCCTAATTTCATCGTAATTGTTTCATTTACTTTATC